GCCGGTCTCAGCAGAAATACGCGCCGCTTCATTCTGTGCACGGACGCTCTCTGCGTTTGCCCTCTGGCTTTCCGCCGTCACGCGGGCAGATTCAGCGTTCACTCTGCCTGTCTCCGCAGAAACCCGACTCTTCTCCGCCGAGTCGCGTTTGTTCTCCGCGTTCACGCGGGCGGTCTCCGCCGTTACGCGGTCGTTTTCCGCGCTGATGCGGTTTTCCTCCGCCGACAGGCGCGCCGTTTCGTTGGTCACGCGCTGACCTTCCGCACTCACGCGCCCCTGCTCAGCGCTCTGCCGGGCGTTCTCCTGCTGTACGCGCAGCGTTTCCGCGGCGGACCAGCTGTTTGTCGACTCCTCCATATCCGCGAACTTGTCAACGATAGCGTTGAACTGCGGCGCGATGATCTCGCGCGCGAAGCGGTCGAAAACGCCCTTGTTTTCCGCTGCCGTGCCGGTCAGCGTGTCCGGCGCGGCGATCACGCCCTTTTCGCTGAACTGGGCGTCTGTGATCTTGTAATCACGAATACTCATTATGCACTTCTCGCCTCCCCTGCCTCGATGTACTTCACGAGGATCTCATAAATGCCGAAGCCCTCGTTGAGCGCGTCCGAGACAAAAATAAACTGTATCATGATCCATTTCTTGATCTTGCTTCTGAACTGACGGATGCTGTTTGCCGAGGTCTCGAACGTAAAACGTTCGAAGTTGATGTCCTCGAACGTCAGCCGGTCCGCGTAGAACTCGCGGATGCGCCTGCCGCTGTCCTTCTCGGTGCGGACATACAGCTCGCATTTACTTCTCGCGTATCTCTTGAGATGCACCGCGCTCCCGCGCTTGGGCATGGTCTTGAGCATCGCGATATTGCCCATGCTGTCGAGCTTGCTTGCCCACTCCGCATGGATAGGCGCGCCGTCGTCGTTGTAGGCGCGCATGAGTGTCTCGTTCTCCTCGGTGACCATGTCGTCGTTGAACTTGCAGACCCTGCCGTCTGCCGTGCCGAAGTACAGCGTCTGACGGTCTGCGCGCAGCACGCGCGCCGGAATGTTGATCCAGTAGTACCACTCATAGCCGTTGTCACTCTTGTCCTGGTTGCCGTCCGCGACGTAGGCTCTGCCGTCCACGACGAGCACATACCAGCCGCGCCACGTTGCCGCGACCGCCTCCTCGAGGCCGTGCTCCTTGGTCAGTTTGGGGTTGACGCGCCGCGAGCGGCAGAACAGCTGACGCACCTGCATGTTGTTGTAGTAGGTCGTTGTCGGCGCATACACGCCGCGCGGCGAGAGGTACAGCGGATCGTCGTTGAGGTTCGCCGCCGAGTACCGCGCGACCGCGCCGTAACCAGGCACGCCCTCCTTGAGCGGGAACGCCGCGACGTTGTTCGTGATCGTTCCGACATGGTGCCAGATCGTGCCCTCCTGCCGGTTGTCCTTCTTGATGACGAGCAGCTCCCCCTGTGCTTTGAGATAGCACATGATGGGAAAGTCGCTCGAGCCGACAGCGGAATAGTTGCTGTCCGGGAAATACGTCGGGTCGCTGAGGCCGGAGAACCATTCCATGTTTGCGAAGCCGTCGTTTCCGGACAGGAACACGCGGTCTCCCGAGCCGTCCAGACCGTAGATCGCGAAGATCGTGCAGCCGAAGATCTTCTTTCGCGTCTCGGTGGTCTTGGCGAACTTGATTTCAATGTTGCTTGTGCCCGCGTTCTCCGGTGCTCTGGGCGCCGAGCTGAGCGTCACCGTGCCCTTCGCAGCGTCGAAGCTCTTTACCGCGATGCTCTCGCCGGTAATATGGAACTGCGCCGTAGGCGTGACGTCCGCGTCAATGCCGGCCACGTCGAGCTGAAACGTCGTGCTCGAGCCGTCCGCGACGAAGCGGTTGCGCCGCCACTTGGAGATCATGTTGACCTTCTCGTAGGGCTCGCCGCCGCCGGACGGCTTGCGCTGATAGCTCGTCAGCGGGCAGTACGCCGTATCGTCCGCGACGCGCTTTACGCTCGTTCCGTCATAGACGAGATATTCCGCGCCGGTGAGCAGATACAGCTTGCCGTTCAGATAAAACCCCTGCGTCCGGCCGCCGCTCTTCAGGCCGGTCATCAGCGTCTGCTGACTGCCCGCGATCGGCTGATAGGTGTCCGTGTTCAGACGCACCTTGTACAGGGTGTCTCCGGCGTGCACGATCATGGTTCTGCCGGTCTCGGTCGTGGCCTCGTAGAGGAAAATACCGGCGACCGACCTGTTTCCGCCGAGGTTCAGCACCGTGCGCCAGCCCCACCGCCGTTCGGGCGCGCCGCCCTCGTCCGCGATAACGTTCACCGCGCGCGGACTGCGGCCGTCGTCGATCTGGGTCTCGTCGGTACTGTAGTCCACGCCGCGGAACTGCTTGTAGCGCTTCCTGCCGATGGTAGGCGTGGAGAAGTTGGGAACCGTCATGGTTTTCATTCTGTGCCCTCCTCCCTGTCATACGCGAACACCGCAGGGGCGGCGTCCTCAAGTGCCTCGACGAAATAGTTGCGCTCGAGGACCATCTGTGCCTGCTTGTCCTCCTCGTCGATCATAAGCGCCGAGGCGAGGCCGTGCGGCAGCGCGCCGCGCGTGATCCGATCGTCCCAGTCGAGGACCGTGTCGTCTATCGCGTTGATCTCCGGCGCGCTCGTGAGCTCTTCCCGCCCGCTCGCCGCGCGTATGCAGTTCTCATACGGCAGCGCCTCGATCAGCAGCCGCTCAAGCAAAAGCGGCGAATACTGATCGTAATCCGTATCGCCGCCCTTGCTGGTGAACAGAATGGCGGCCGCAAGATCAAAAATCTTTCTTACTGTTGTTGCCATTCTTTCCTCCTGAATTTAGTTGTCGGTTGCCTCCGCGACAGCAGAAGTGAGCTTGCCGGCCGCGCCGAACGCAACGACCTTGATGGTCTCGCCCGCCTTGGTGGAAACCGTGCCGCCGGTTGCGACCTGCTTGCGGTTCATGGAGAAGCGCGGGTCCGAGCCGTCCAGCGTGTACCAGATCTCGTCAGCATCGGCCGCAGTCACGGTTGCGGAGTGCGACGCGATGGAAACGCTGCACGCCTGCTGACTGCCGGCCTTGCCGACGACCACGACCGCCTCAGCCTTGGAAGCGAGGACGAACAGATCGTAGGTCTGACGGCCCTCGATGACCGCGCCGGACACGCCGACCGGGTCGTTGTGGATCTTGGTATCGTTGATGCGGTACGGGAACGCGACAGCCGAGGTGTGCATCGCGATCATGTAAACATCCGCCGGGAACATGTTCGACGGAACGGTTACTACCGTAAAGCCCGCGATCTGACCAACTACGCCAGTCGGCAGCTGCTTGCCCGCGAGCGAGTCAAGGCCGCTCCACTCGTCCGAGAGGACGATCTTGGACTTGTCCTTCGCACGGATGAACAGCACGCGGCCGCTCTCCGGAACGAGGTTCTCGTCCATGTGGGTGGCGGCGTCGTAGACCATGGAAACGATGGTGCTCTTGGTCGGCTCTGCGGTCACGCCGCTGATATAGCCGAGCTTGGCAAGCCGAGAGAAGCCGTAGCGGTCGCCGGTCGGGACGCACTGCTCTGCGATCTCCTCGCGCAGCCACTGGCCGGACTTGTTGGAAATTGCCTGTTCGCTCTCGTCACCCTTGTCGACAACGCCGGTGAACGCCTTGTCCTGGGTCATGATGTACTCGTTGACGATGTCCTGAACGTCCTTGAGTTCGCCGTAGCGGGAAGTGCCGCTGCGGTTGTAGTCGACAACCGGATTGGTTTTCAGCATGTAGACGCGGCAGCTCTTCGCGCCGGTCATTTCCACATTCGCCTTGCAGTGCGGACGCAGGAAAGAGGAATGGGTATACAGCTTCTCAATTGCGGAAGCATATTTTGCGGTAAGGTTGATAGGCATAAAGTGTTTTCACTCCTTTTAGAGTCCCAGAAGGCCGCGCAGGAACGGATCCGAGGTGTCGCCCTCGCGGCCGGTCATACTGCCCGGGCTCATCTGTCTGTTCTGATTGTTCTTCTTTTCGATCTCGACCTGCTGCTGTGCCTGCTCGCTCATATAGCGCCAGTACGCAGCAACAGGTGTCATGTGCTCCTTCGTGACGAGCTCAGCCACGCGCGGCGGCACGTCCTCGACGCTTTTCGCGCCGGAGACCCTGACGTACTCGTCCCATGCGCGCGTTTCGGCCTCGTGCCGTGCCTGCTGCACGGTCTGATCGATGCGCTGCTGTGCGGCGGTGATCTCCGCCTGTCGCTGCTGCGCCGCGCGAACCTGTTCGGCACGCTGCGAGGCGAGGCGGCCCTCTGCGATGGCCCGGAGCGCCGCGTCCGGCGTGTCCGGGAACTCGCTGCGGCACTTTTCGATTTCGCCCTCGAGCATCTGCTGACGCTGCACGCCCTCGAGCTGTTCGAGGTACTGCTGACGGCTCATGCCAGAAGCCTCGGCGTAGCGGTCCAGCAGACGGAACTCGCGTTCGCCCTTCGCGTCGTAGTTCATGCCCTTCTGAAGGAGCTCAACCGGGTTTGCACCCAGTGCGCCGGTGAGCGCCTGCACCGCGTCCGCAGGAAGCAGGATCTGCTGTCCGTTGTAGACGAGCGGCACGGTCTGCACCGGCTGATTTTCCGCCTCCTCCGGCGGGGTCTTGCCGCCCTCCGGCGGGGTCTCGCCGCCCTCCGGCGGGGTCTCCGGCTTGTCCTGCTGACCGGGGTCAGTCTGCTGGTTTTCCAGACCGCCCTCTTCACCCTCCGCGCCGCCGTCCGGGGCAGCGGCCTGCTGGTTTTCCAGACCGTTTTCTCCCGTCAGGCTTTCGAGGAAAGCGCCGCCGTCGAAGCCGTCCATGTCCGTGCCGGTCTCGCCCTCAGCGAAATACTGAAGACCGATCCCCGCGCGAAGCTCGCTTCCGTCCATGATGTTTCTGGTTTTCAAACTCATAGAGCAAATCCTTTCTATTGCAATCGCCCGCAGGCGTTTGCGGCGTGGTGTTGTTTGTTTTCCCTGCCCTGCGGCGGACGCACCGCCGTTCCGCAGGCGGTACGCCCGGCATCCTTGCACACAGGGGGAATGTGTGGTCCGGGCGCGCGGCCGAAATGGCGAGAGCCGCCGCCCGCCGCAGGGCAGGAAAGAAAAAATGGTTGTTTCAGGACCCTGACGGACGGGCGAGAAAAAGAAATAGGAGGAACTCGCTCATCCGCCTGTATCCCCGAAGGTCATCGGGCGGTAACGCCCGTCACGGCCCTGAATAGAAGAAAAAAACGTGGTTCCGGCGCTCGGACGGACGCCCGGACGGGGGAATGTCCGCCAAAGAAAACTGAAAGGAAATGTAAACCCAGCCCAGGAAGAGGCCGCCGGGCGGCATCTCAAACCGCCCGTCCGAGCGCCGGAACATGTTGTCACTTCTTAATATTGAGCATCTGCCGTCCCAAACTCTGGGATGGTACTTTCTTCTTTACAATCGGGCTTACCTGCATCCTGTTCATAGGCTGCACGTTTTTTCTCTGCTGGGGTGTTACCTGCATCCTGTTCATAGGCTGCACGTTTTTTCTCTGCTGGGGTGTTACCTGCGCCCGCATAGTCTTTCTCCGGCTCTGTCGAGTTACCTGCATTGAAATTCTCCTATCAAAATCTGAATTTAGGCTCTTTCCCCTTGCGGAACTTCGCTTTCGCGGTGTTCAGCGCCTCCTGCATCGCGCCGAACATCGCGTCTACCTGCTGTTCGGTAT